ATATATGGTGTGTGGTGGCCACGGAACATAATCTAATCGGCGCCACGCATCGAAGAAGGGCGAAACGCCGCCCCCTCCGAGGGAGCGAGGCGTCTCGAGCCACAATCGTAGTTGCATGGCCGATTTCTTTGTCTGGCCAATTAAGTCTTTGAAGATGGGAAGTTGATACACATCACAAGAAAGTCTATTTGCTAGAAGGGTCCACTGCGCGAGCCTTGCTGCGGCCAGTGTCTCTGTCTCAATAGTTTCATCGCCGACAGGATTTGCCCACAATAGCCCAGTCACGGACCGTGCGGGATAACCTGTCACTACTTGTTCTCCGTTGTGTGTTATCACTACTTTCCTTAGGAATTCATCATTCACCTTCGAGACGTAGAACTTCTTCGGATTGACTATAAAACCCATCAATACATAGCTAGCCCACACCAACACTGCTTCGATCATTGCTGCAAACTCCCAAGCATCGTCGTCCCCCTGACAGAACAGCATTAACGCTATCACGCCGGCAAAAACTTGTGCCATTAAAGCCGTGATGTAATTGATAACTGTATCCAGGAGGGCGGTCCAATACCAGCCTGAAAGTACCCCATTTCGGTATATTAGTGTTAGTGTGTACCAGCGGTGTGTGATCGGGTCCTGAAAGAACAAAACTACTACCGCGTTCTCGAGTGATTTGATTGTGATTAGAAAAACAAAGTCTAGACGGCTGTCAGGACAGAATTCCCACCAAGCACATAGTATCGTGAGTACTAAGTACTTTAGTTGTTGTTGGTCGAATTCTGACTGATCTAGCGGCATCCTTACACCTTGTATCATTGCGATACGTTCCCACATCTTCATCTGCTGCACCCGTGACATGACTATAGGTGAAACATCCCACCCCGCATACATCTTAGAGACGTAGACGTCGTGAAGATACTTCATTCTCAAGTACGTTTTCATATCAGCGGAGATGACTGCTCTGACCTTACCAACTTCTCGCTTTTGTATAACTTTGTGGTACGCCGGTTCTTCTGACTCGAACTCTTTGATCAGCTCTTCATCTGATGAGGACCAGGCGTATGCCCATTTAGTGTGGTCAACTCGTTCTGAGAGGTCATACTTGTGTCCACCGTGAACGAAGGACGAGCCTGAGCCGGCCCAAGTCGTTCGGTGTTTCAACCAGTCTTGATAAGGTACATATTCGACAATTTTTTCTCGTGTGGAGACGTGCTCGCGCAATAATCTGTCGAATTCTGTCATGAATGCTTCTGATGATCCATTTAGGAATTTCTCTTTTGGTGATATCCAGTATCTAACTTGTTCTTCAAAATCTTTTAAATCCTTTTCTTCTGTGTAATCTTCTAATCGTGAGAGATGTGCGAGGTATCGCCACTCCGGTGAGAAATCGCTTCGCCGGCGGAATGCTTGATCCGAAACGTCCTTAGCACGTTCGGTCGATGTCGCCAGCTTACGAATATCCAAAGCGAGGTGGTGCGATCGTCGCAGTATCATCTCATAAAATCCTGCAGCATACGACTGAGTTACCGTCTGATCATCATAAAGATAACAAATCCATTCACCTCTGAAACGTAATCGTGACTTACTTTCTGACGTGAAGATTTGCCTTAGCTGTGATGCGCGGTGTACGGTGTAGCTGCGGTTGTCTACCATTGACGCAGGGCCTGGGCCCCGCTTGTACTCGAATGAAGGTAATAACTTTCTTATTGCTGCGGATTTCTCTGCTTCAGTGAGTAACTTATTTTGTTGTAGCTCTTTTAGTTGTGAATAGACTTTCTCAACCTCTATTCTTAGGTCTTTAGTTCCCGGGTCTAGTTTCTCGGCGACACGGTACCGTTCCTTTTCTCTTTGTCTGATATTCTGAATCTCCGGATGCAGACCCATTATAGATTCATCCAATGATCAGCCGCTCCGCCAAACGGTTGAAACCCTGCTGAGACAGAGTTATCATTGGGTATTCC